TACTGAACCATCATGTGCTGCAATGTCTCTCCATATCTTTTCTCTCTTATTATTATTTGGATAAAGCTCAAACAATACATCCTCAAGATATTTGTTCTTAACTTTAAAGCTTCCTGTCAAGGTCTTATGTGTAAACACATTAGCCCTGAAAGGTTCTACAGAAGGACTAGTTCCACCACAGATGATAGAACTGGAAGCATTAGGGGCTACTGCAAGAAGGTGTGCGTTTCTCTTACCACTCCCCTCCATATCAGGTGCTTCTCCACGCTCCTCTGCTAGTTTTCTAGTAGCAGCCAATGCTCTTTCCTTAATTAAAGAGAACGCTTTGTGATTGAAGGAGGCTGCATACATGCTTTCAAATGGTATATTATTCTCTTGTAAATAACTATGGAATCCCATAGCACCTAAACCTACAGACCTTTCTCTCATAGCAGAATAAGCAGCTTTAGAGTAGCCGCTTTTGTCTTTTACAGAGTCAATGAAATGTTCAAGAACATTATCTAGCATTGTTATTAGATCAGAAATAAAAGTATCTACAATAGACCACTCATTGAAGTGCTCTAGGTTGACACTTGAGAGACAGCACACGGCTGTTCTTTCCTCATTTGTAGGTAGGGTAATCTCAGAACAAAGATTACTTTGTCTTATCTCCAAGCCTAGTTTCTTTTGTTCTACTGGTAGTGCCTCATTACATACATCTAAATTAACAATGTATGGCTCTCCGGTTTCCATTCTTGCTTGAATGATTTGGAACCACAAGTCTCTCGCTGAAACTATTTTAACTGCCACGTTAGTCTTAGGGTCTATCAGTCTCCAATCATCATCCTCTTTAACGGCCTCTAAAAATTCATTTGTAATACTTACTGCATTGTGGATATTCAAACACTTCCTATTTAAATCCCCGCCTGTGGTTTTTCTCATGTTAATAAACTCTTCTATCTCTGGGTGAGATATATCTGAGTATGCGGCGTAGCTCCCCCGTCTTGTTATGCCCTGATTAAAGGCCAGCATCTGAGAATCAACTACATGCATGAAGGGGATAGAACCAGTAGACTTACTACCGTTAGCAGTATCCACACCATTGCTCCTAACATGGCTCCAACATCCACCGATGCCTCCACCTCCACTAGCGAGCCATATATTTTCATCATAGTGATCAGATAAACCAGTGCGGGAATCAGGAACAAAATTAAGAAAGCAGCTGATAGGTAGGCCACGGCTAGTTCCTCCGTTGCTAAGGATAGGAGTGCTATACATGAACCAGCGATTACTGACATATTCATAAAGTCTCTGTGCAAGAGCATAATCAGTATGTCCCTTATAAGTAGCACCAAATATACTGGCGCGAGCAAAAGCTTCTTGAGCATGAGTCTCATTCCCCCATAAATATCTGTCTGTTAGGGTTGATAAAGCGAAAGAATCTAAAACTTTTTCCTTATCATAATTTATCTTTATACCAAGATAATCTTGCTCCCCTATTTTATTGTCGGTCATAGTCCCGATCCTTTGTCCTTCTCTTTTTGTGCTTAGGTTGTTGTTTTCTGTTCTGATCTTTTTTGTTTTTCTTATGGTACTTTTCAATCCTTTCAGCCTTCCTGTCCCACATTGTTCTATTCCTCTGGCTTCATTAAGCTGTCTATTAGTTTATCGAGATACCATCTTGCCTTTCTTAAATCTTTTATATTATCCTTGTATCTAAATCTCCATACATACTTTAATACATTAGCACGAACATAACCCTCGAACTCTTCCTTGGTTGAGGCTGCTTTAATAGCATCAATACATTCTATGTTACCATTGTTATAGTGGAATGGACTATCAACATCATCTCCATATGTTTTATCTTCTCTTAATTTTCTAGTGACTTCATCCCACTCTTGCGGTGTAGCATCATCAATACTCATAGTGTCTCCTGTTCCACCCACGTATTAGGTAATGTATCTTCACTGTACCAAGTGAATCCGTTTGCTTCTGCCCACTCAGCATGGCTTCTTTTAGTACCGTCCTTTCTCTTCTTAGCTTGTGGCATAGGAGCATACGGATCAGCAAATAAAAAAACTAACTCAGTGTTAGGGGGTAAGGCTTTCTTTACCCAAGTATACTTGTTATATTCTTGGTAATCCCAAAACCTTCCCTTAGCTTCTATGAAAATTATTTTCCTACCAATCTTTTTTATAAAGTCAGGATGGTACACATGATCTATGGTGTACTTAACCTTATCTCCATGATGCTCCCAAGATTTTAAAACACCCTGATGTAAAGCATACTCCCAGTTAGAATCATAACTAGTTGGGACATCTTTTTCTTTGGGTCTAACAACCCTTCGTTTTCTAAATCCTTTTCTAATTTTCATTTAACTCTCGTAAAGTTTTTGGTAACACTCCACTCTCCTTATAGATTCGCTTAACCTTTTTTATAAACCATCTATAACTGTGCGAACTTAAATGGTAGCTTCCGTCTTGATAGAACAAGTGCGTTTGCTTTGGTAAAAATGACAAGGCATTATCTATATTATAACATTTCCCCTGCTCTGTGTCAACCAAAGTTCTTAACCAATCCACAATAAGCTCTTTAGATTTCTTCCTAATTAGCTTAGCGTTCCTTCCGTTCACGCAATAACCTCATCCACTCTAGGCTTAGACACAACTTTACTAAAGTAAGATAACCCCTTGTTATATTTAAAAATTCTAAGTCCTTTACCAGCGTTGGAATCCTTAAAGCATTCAACTTTGTGAGGACAGAACACGCAGTTCTTATGTATTTTCTCATTACCTTTCTTACCCTCCGCAACAGGACGATAGCATAAGGCTGGAGGGGGAGCATCTTTACCAAGAACATCTGTAATGTTTTGTATTCTGTTTCGTATAGGGGGCTTGTCTAACTCTTCAGGTTTATAAAAGCAAAGCTCTCCACTTTCTTTATTAACTACCAAGAAGCCTCCATTGTCTGTACCTTCGGCCTCTTCGTAGCCAGCCAACTGTGCAATGTATCCAAACGGATCGTCTTCCCTTAATGTTCCAGCCTTAAACTTTCTAAAAGCAAATCCAGATGCTGTCTTTATATCAACAACCTCTCCGTTTATTTTACAATCCATGTGACCGGATACACCATCTACTACAACTTGTTTTTGTTCTGAGTCTACATCGTTATCAGTCATCCTCAATAACATCAGAACTACTTCCTCCAGTAAATGACCATAAAGAAATTTAATAAATGTTTTAGGAGAATGCTTCTCTCTGTCTAATTCCCTATGACTATCAAACCAAAGCCTTCTTAGTGGCTTACCTATGTTCGACATCCTTAATGTAAAGGAAGAGTCTCTCTTCTCTGGCCTTGCCCAAGAACGCAGCGCACCCTTCATTCTCTCACCAAATTCTTCTATCTCTTCATCAGAAATATCTAATGGCTTTCCCTCTGATAAGGGGTCAAGTGCATTATAAATATCTTCTACTATATCATTCATCTCTATGCTCCACAAATCTAAGTTGTCTAGTGTCCTTGTTATATAAAAGAATTTTTATATTTTTAGCAGTCTGTCGTTTAGTTCTCATAGGATCTCCTTGCTTCTTACTCCTATCTTGTACAGTTTTAACATCTATTAATATAAATTTTTCTGTAGCAGGATGCCAAGCTACCATATCTGCCATGCCTTGACTACCTGCATTTGGAAATACTTCATAGCCTTGATCCCACAACCAAGTGACAGCATAGTATTCTGATAGATCTCCTACTCTACTTTTTGTAGGTTCTGAATCTCTAAATAAATCACCCATCTTTTCAGCGTCATCAATGCGTTTCATTTGCATCCCTCTACTAAGGTAAGTTCACCTGTCCAAGTGCAAAGATCATAAATATCATAATCTTCTTTTTTCTCATCTTCTTTATAGTGTACAGTTATACTAGGTCTTTTATATTGAGGATAACTTTCTTCTAGATTTACAAGAACTCTACCCGCTTGTCTAATGCTTGTTGTTTGTGCATGTTCCATAGGAAACCAACAATCATCACAACCATATTCTTCAGCCCAAACTGTATATACTTTAGTGCGTTTCATTCCAACTACTCCCTATCTTGTACTCTCCATCAAGAGGACAATTAAGTTTATAGTATTCTCCCGCTTCTCTTATGCTATCAACACCCCATCTTCCTACCATGTCAGCATGTTCTTCGTTGACTTCTATCTGCCACTCATCATGTATGTTAGCAACAAACCCCTTATTAAATTTTAAAGGTTGGGTGTAGACAGGCTTGGATTTAAATTTATTATCTAAACTTATCAACGCTCTCTTCATAGCTATCGAACCACCTCCCTGTAATAAAGTATTCAGGGCAGCATGTGGTGAGCGTATGAATAACTTCCTTCCATCTAATGCTTTAATGAATCCTTTTGCTGACGTTCTCGTAACTCTATCTTTAAGCTCTTTAAGTGCAGGGAGATTAGTAAGAAAACGTTCTCTAAGTTCTCTACCATCGTTTCTGTTTCCCCCAACCACTGTTCCAAGTTTCTTATCTCCTGCTCCGTATATGAGGGCATAGATGAAAGTTTTTGCCTGAGTTCTTGATTCAAGCCCAGCAAGCTGCTGATTAGTGGTGTGTATATCTCCGGTGAGGATTTCATTTATGTATTCCTTATCGTTCATGTAGTGTGCAAGCATTCTTAACTCTAACCCACTTGCGTCTATGCCTAAAAGTTTATATCCCTCTGGTACTGTCCAACAGGATCTACACTCTGCACCATAAGGAGAGGACACGCTAGGAATCTGAGCCATATTAGGACTACGATGGGTCATGCGTCCCGTGATGGTTCCGTTAGGATTAACAAACCCACGCACCCTACCATCTTCCTGTTGTGCATCCAGCCAAGAACCAATCAGTGCTATCCTTTTCTGTAACATTAAAAACTCTGCAATCAACTGTGCTTGGGGGATACCTTTTATTCTTTTCAACGTACCCTCGTCAACAATAGGCTGACCAGTAGGAGTAAGCTTTGTGGGTTTCCACCCAAACTCCTGTAAGTATTCCCCTATCTGTTTTCTGGAACCAAGATTAAATTCTTTAACCTCTGACCTTACAACAGATAAATTAGTCTGCATGGTTTCAAATTCTTGTGGTGTCAGCCTAGACTTCTTACCTGTTTGCAAGTCCTCTGCCATCTTAGACATTGCTCCACTCTTAGTATAGGTAGGATACAGTGTAGTGTAAGATGTGTGTGGTTTGAACTCCTTCTGTACTTCCTCTACCACAGAGGTAAGCCTATCGTTTAGTTCTCCTTTTAACAGGGAAGCTGCTTCATCATCAAACAAAAAGCCCCTGTCTCTTTGATCGTTTAAAATTCTAGCAGTCTCTTGCTCTAACTGTACTGACTCAGGACTAAATCCCTTTGACTCCAGCTTCAAATAATCGTATACTCTTTTGTTAAGTAGTGTATCCCTTTCACAATACTTTACCATGTCCATAGAAAAATTCTGGAAGTCTTCAAATTCTTTCTTAGGTAAGCCTAGTCTATAACCCCAAGACTTTAAGCTGTGACCCCCATCTCTAACAGGATTAAACAATCTTGATATGGTAAGAGTATCAACAATTTTCTTACAGGAAAGATCAATACCACATAATTTTTTTATTACAGGTATATCAAAGCCTAAGATATTGTGACCTATTAGTTTGTTAGTAGACCCCAATGCTATTAGTCCTTGAGAAAGAGAATCATTATAATATGATCTTACCTCTTCTGTCTCAGGATCTACTGTAGTTATACACCATATCTTTGTTGCGTTTAAATCGTCTGTCTCTATATCAAAGACCAGTGAGTTCATCTGTTTCCTCCACATCAACCTCAGACAATCTGCCTGTGTCTCTGTTGTATAATAAATGTGTAGCCATACCGACATCACCAGTGTACCTAGACTTCAGCACCCTCAAGTGGGTTGTATTAGATTCAATCAAATCATCCGCTTGCTGGTTACGCTCAAGAGCTATGACACAATCAGACAGTTGAGCTATAGACTGAGAGCCTCTAAGGTGATTAAGCCCTACAGTAACTCCATTCTCATGCCCTCTGTTACCC